AATAGAAGCGGTACACGGGGTTGGACCGAGCCGACTCCCCAAAAGGCCTACTGCTGGAAGCCTCCTGTATCACCCGGACTAGTGTCGGGAGATGTGGGAATCTGCGCTCCAAGTCGGTAGGCTCTTCTGGCCTTTCCTCACTCGGAGTTGGTGTTGTTGTGTGCTGGTCCCCCGCCGGCATACTCACGTCATCTGTCGTGGGCTTGCTCCTTTTGGTCAGCGATTTAAGTTTCGCTGCACCTTTTCGAGTCAGTTCGCCTTTTGGGGTGACAACATCAGACTCTCGGATGAACCTCGCCACAAGCGAGCTTCCTTCGAGTCCTAGGTCCGACACTATATCTCCTAGGCTCCGTAGGTCCACTAGGGTAACATCTTTGTTCCCTTGTCGACCTCGGAGGTTATTTAGGTTTACAGGATTAATTCCTCGCCTATTGGAGTATAGTGTGCGCATGATGTTCTTCACGCGTCTTGCTTTGTCCTTTAGGGGCACTTTCTTGGCTTTTGCCCTCCCGCTTCGTCCTTCTAGTGAGCATCTAAGTTCACTAGCAAAGCGTAGCTGGAGTTGGAGGGTTGCATCTTTGATGTCTAGGCCGGTTATGTAACCGGCTTTGACATTTTCGATAAAACCTACTCCATCACGAAAGTGCGTGGCCTTGTATTCTTCATCACTTCCAAGCTGTTGGCGCTTGAGTTTTGAAGAGAGGATGCTGAGTTCATCGTCGATATCCTGCTTTTCGAGCTCCTCTACTTCGTAGGGGTGTTCTGTTAGCTGGACTTCGTCGATTGCAATCTTAGCCATCTTCCTTGCCGTTTCTTCCAGGGGGCCCATTGGGTTCTCTGTCAGGATCGACTTCATACTTGGCCTCCGTGCCTCGGGAAGTGATAGCCAGTTTGCGATGGCTTTTCGCCACCAGACTGGTGCTTCATATTTCCCTGGCATGCCCCATCCGCCATACATTTGTGGTAACGTGACAGGCAGCCCGGTTTTTGCCATACGTGCAATTGCCGAGGACCAGAACCACCGTACGACTTCGAGAGCCCTTGCCCTCATGTCGCTCGTTGCGTTTCTGGTTGCATCGCGGACGCAGTCGCCGAGTATGGGGAGTAAATCCTCATGCTCTTCTTCTGCAGTCCGTGCCCGCCCCTTCCGTTTCGCTAATAGTAGCGCGCTCAGTGTGACTCTCGGTAGTTCCCTTAAGTATTTGTGTCTCCCCAAGGTATACGTTACCTTTGGTGGAAGTCCATACTTTTCGGGTTCAGCTACTTTGCCTTCCTTCAACTGGGTCAACCGGAGATATGATCCCACGAATACACCGCCCGTTTTCGAACGGATGGTTTTCTTGAGGTTTATCTCCAGACCCAGCTTCTCAATGAGTTTGAAGTAATGCTCAGCAGTTCTCGATTGCCACCTAGCGATTAGGTCATCACCACAGATGCGTACCTGTGACATCCGTTCACCGCTCCCACTCCTGATCATAGCCTGTTTGGCGGCAAAGCCTTGAACTATGGAGAGTATCGGCCATGTGGTTCCTAACCCCATGGGCGCTCCTCTCTGTGTTCTAAGGCCCTTGCTCCTTGTTTTGAGGTCCTGACTGAGTTTTGAGTAGACCTTCTTGTGTTTCCACATGGAGTCTTCTCCCCTCGCGTCAGGGTCCTCCGGATGCACGATAACGTGCTCGGAGAACAAGGCTCGGCCGGCTTCGTAGATATAGTCTACCCAGCCCTCCTCTTTTGTTTGCTGTGATGCTCGGTACAGTCCTTTCCAGACTGCCTCGCACACATCGAACTCAAGTAGATCAGAAGCGGTGCTTAAGTCTGCGCTGGTTATCTCCTCCTGCCACCTCCCCTCATCCCTATTTGGGGTGCCTATTACTAGGCCGACTTCCTTTCCATGGTTTTCGAACCAAAAGGAGTCGTGGGTTTTAAGAAGGTTGATCAATGACTCATTGATCCTTTGGGCAAAGGTAACTACCGGTGCAGAGAACAGGGACACAACTCGAACTTTAAGACCTCTTTCGGGTAATACCGCAGGAACCGTCTTAATTTTGAAGTTGTTTCTCAATCCTAAGCATATTGCCTTGGCAATTGCTTGGGTTGAGGGAACACTGAAATGAACCGTAGGTATGATTTGCTTGACTATTTCGTAGTCAGTAAAACCAGTCTCCTTGTGCCCAAGGAGCCTGACCAACATATCCCTTGACTCTAGTGCGCCGACGATTTCCTTTTCGGTAAACTCATAGGCATCTGCCTCTGCGTTTGTCTCGAATTCGAAACCGAGTGCACGACCGGCTTCAGCTATTTCAAAATGGTTGGGGTCCGGGGATACTATCCTACCCATTCGAAAGAGTGGATGGGTTAATATCAGAGGAAAGGACCCAATTTCGGGTCTATTGTTCGTTCTCATTTCTTCCCGCGTACCGCCGTCGGAGCGGCTCCGTTCGAGACATGCTTTGTCATTGATTGGTGCCCGGTTTCGGATTCCGAAACTACCTGGTCTCCTTACTGCAAGACCGTAAGCGTACTCCTCTAGTTGAGAGAGGAGCCCCTTACGCTCTTTTCCGGATGCGTGCTTTCCGGCAGAGGGAGACTGTTTAAGGGTCATACGGTCGATGTAAT